TTGCCTCAGTCTTGGGTTATGTTAACATTATTTTCTGATTCGTCATTAGTATATATCTCAACTCTTATATCTTGTTGACTGAGATTAATACTACTACCACTAGGTACTGCATATTTGATATCTACTACCGAAGAGTTACCGTATCTGAGTACGCGACCTATACTGCCACCATCGGTAATGAATGTATATACACCAGTCGTTTGGTTAAACCCTGTCTCTCGTCCGTCCTCTACTTCTGCCAGAGGATCAGTTAGAGCATTGGCAAGTAGATCCACCAGTAACTCATTGATCTCTAGTTCATCGAACTCCAGTACATCTTCTTCTAGTTCGTCCTCATCTAGGAACGAATCATCTAGTAAGTCTTCGGACAAGGCATCCGTCTGCTCATCAATCATCTGTTGTTGAAGTGCAGGGGGTGGCGAAATCAACATTAGGTTGTTGATCATATCGGAATCAATACTAATGATGATAGGTTTAGATGGGGGTAATTCTCTATTCTTAGCATGGGTCAACTGGAATGCTTTATTCAATACAACCTGACCGACTGCCGTATCGACTGAGATCTCTCCTACCGTGCCGTCCAAGTTAGGAAGCAATACGATAAGAGAATCTCCGATCTCGTTTACGGTCATACTGAAAGAGGTACCCCTCACCGCAATGGATGCGGAGGGGGTTTGGATATCTACTGAATCTCTGTTGGCATGGGCGAGTGCCCCAGACGTGTACTTGACAGTACCCATCGTTACTAGAAGACCCAGTGAACCTGAGTCATCCGAAGGATCATATACAAAATCATCAATGTACAGTTCGGAGTGTTCTCCGATCATTACCTGAGTATCATCATCGAAGGTAATTCCTACAGAACCCATCCCAGTTTGTATTTCATCATCCATCTCAACGGAGGCAGTGAGATCAGCAGGGAGTTCTAAATCCTCCCTTGCTATAATCCCACTTCCTTCTAGTTCAGTTACAGTACCTATACTCGCATATGTGACATTAGTCAGACTGAGTAATAGTAATAACCTGATTATCACCACTGAGGTCGAGGTCAATATGTGATGCATTTAATGTAGTTTCCTGTATGATATCGACCACATTGTTGTCACCGACCATATTCATAATTACTTCATGGAAATCTATACTAGAACCATAACCATTCTGGTCAATCTCGAAGTCGTTGTAGTCACCTGCAACGGTAACATTATTCAATACACCATCAGCATCGATAGTCCAGTCGAACACGTTGTAGTCGCCAGTAACATCTAAGTCCAAATTCATATACTCAGAACTAGTTACGAGTCCTGCGTCTATAATTACATCGTTATTGCTACCAACAAAGTCTGCAACAATAGAACCGTTACTACCGCCCTCTTGCTCAATAGCAAATGTGTTAGTACTACCAGTCTGTGACAAATCAAACTCAAATGTATCAGTATATAAAATACTGCCTGTAAGCGTGTTGCTACTACCTATTTGATCTACAGTAATTGTCTGACTATCTCCGTCTATCGCGAAGTATTGCGAGTCACCAACTGCGGTTGGATCTCCGATACTGTTACCGTCACCGCTATTCTGGTTGATAGTTAGAGTCAGATTATCACCTGCTACCTGATCGATGTACACTGATTGGTCTGCGTATAGGGGTGTGTGCCCCAAACCAATAACCAATGAACCCATAACAAAGAGAATACCTTTTTGCATTCTCATCTTATTTCTCCTTCGTGCGGTACTCGTTACCACACATTACGTTTAATGCCCTGTTGGACAATATCGTGAACAGACTTTTCTATCGCCTTGCGCACGGCATATGATGATGCCTCGTTGACATTCATACCATTCTCTATTTCTAATACTTCCCTATCGAGATCAAAGAATCTCATTCCAGTAATGTTGTCACCATAACTAACTATGTTCTTCTCGGTAATTACAGTAAGCAATACCTCCGAAGTTGTTACACTAATGACTCTCAATGATACAGTAACAAGATGATGGGAATATTTTTCTGCCATCCCAAGACCAAAGATTCTTGCTCCCTGACCACCTGTCTGTACGTTTGCATCATAACCAATGATACCACCATCAAATATAACTCCTGCATATAACATCGCAGGAAGTTTCGTATCTAGAGTTGCCGCTTGACGCGTTGACCTTACTATCTGTCTTTCCCGAAGGATATTATCTACAGCAGTTCGTTCTACAACTCTAAACCATGATCTATCACTATAGTCTGACAAAGCACTAATGAGGTAGTTTGCTCCCCCCTGCGTTACGGCAGTAGAGAGAGTCTGCGTCCCTTGCGCACGTTGTCCAGTCAAGTCGGCATAACTATATACTGCCGCATAGACCTTCCCTCGTTCTGGTGGATCAGAGTAGTAGTTACTCTTTTCCTGTGTTACTGGTCGATAATTCTCTGGATCGACATTAGGTGGGGTATGCAAAGTTGCACAACCACTCGCCATTATTGCCACCAGAAGTAACCCTAATTTTCCCATAACTTATTATATCCCACCAACTGGTATTACTATCGTAGTAGTCGTACCGTCCGGTGAAGTAATAGTCAATGTAATAGTAACACCATCACTGGAGTACGTTACAACATCATCCCCTAAGTTGAATGTGCCATCTGACTGAGGATCTTCCCCAAACAATGATTCAACCAACTGCTTAGACAACTGAGCATAGACTCTAGACTCGAAGTTGTTTAGAAAACGTTGTGAGTTGCTATTCTCAAAATCCCTTTCTATTTCTCTTAATCGTGATTCTTCCCGATCTCTTTCTGTCTCTTTGTTTCTTTGCTTCATCTGCTCTTGCGTCAAGATATGTGCAGAGTATCCTATCCCACTAAATGTAGGAGTGTTAAACTCGTAACTATCCTGTGCTGTCGCTTTCTGTACTATCGTTACTAGTATCACTAGTAGAAGCAAGTTCTGTGCCAACTTTATCATATCTCTCGCCTTTCTCTTCTTGTTGTTGCAGTATCATATTGAGTTTCGTTTGTAGTCGGATCAAGTCGTTGTCCAACATTCTAACTCTGTCTATGAGTGCAATTAATGTCATATGAGATTCGGATATGACTGGATCAACTTCCTCAGTCACCCATCTCCAAATATATAATATGAAGTATCCAAGACCACCTGCGGCAATTATCGGGAAACCATACTGCCCTATCGCGGTTGCTAATTCTTCCATTATTCTGTCTTGCTACCTATATGTATCAGGGTACCTTCTTCATTCACTGTGAAGGTATCACCTATATTATACAACCGACCTAGTATCTCATCAGTTGTTGTTTGTTGGTCACCACCAACTCTAAAGTCTTTACCATTCTGTTTGATGTGGTAATCAACCCACAAACAACCTAACTTATCAATATCTGACATTAATCTTTCCTCGCATCCTTTTGACCGTCTGCTCTGGCAATACGATCCATGTCTGGTTTAATATGAAACGCGTGTGACATCAAAACATCAATGCGAACGAGTTCATTGTTCATGGTCTTGATTCTATTATCAAGCGACATAGCAAACATACGTTGTGTCTTAATGTCATCAAGCACACCTGCAAGAATAAACTTGAGGGTGAGGAATACGAAGAATCCTCCTGCCAAGGCAGACGCTATAGGGAAACCTACGTCTCCGATGAATGATAAGAATTCCAAAGTATATTCCTGTAAAGTAGACTAACAAATCTATTTATACAAGAAGCAACTTAGACTTTGGAGTTTCTTTATTGCATAGGTTCGAAAGAACTTATTGTGGAAACACGAATGTCTTCCCATTTCTCATTAACGAGATCGTACACGACAATAGTAGAATTGTCTTTGTGTTGATTTATATTAGTGGTAGTGGCATTACATACAAGTTCTCTGCCAGTCAACCAGTGACCATACTTGATACGCACGGTACCCTCTTTCAACATATTAAGTAATGCTTCGGTATTAATCATCTTCGACCTCGAATTGAGTATTAAATATATGTAGTAATAGATCCGCATAGTGAACTTGCGTGTCTTCGTCTGGGTGACCGTGGTCTTTAATCTGGTACTGTTCTTTTCCTAGCGAGAACAGATCTTTATATCGACCTAATCCTAATCTACACCTGTCGTGTAATCCTTCCATCTCTCTTTGGATATGATTCATCCACTCAGTCCAAGGTTCTTTAGACTTACGGTATCGAGGTTTCATAAAGTCGAGATAGTTCTGCCACATCCTTTCGTGGAACACACCCTGCACTAACTTAATGTCCATAGCATCACACATAGTCTGCAATGCAGTCATATATGTTAATGTTCTTATCATCCCTGTACGGATAGTATCATGCACATCATAGTATCTATCAAGAGCATCCTTCAGTTCTGGTTTACATATGTTAACACGAGACGGTGATATCTGGGTCATACATTCATATCGTTTAATCTTAATGTCTTGCTCATATCCTTTAGGGTGATTCTCTGCTACTTCTTCGCGTTGCCATGCAGACCAGATCACAACAACGTGACTAGGTTTCTCTTCCTTTGATAACCAGTCTACTGTATCACGAAAGATCTTCTGGTTACATCCACCACAGGTGGCAAGGTTCATATAAGGAACACCCAAATGACCTGCCAGAATAGCAGTGAAGGTTAGATGTCCGTGCGAGGGAGGACTGTCATCGTAACCTTCTAGTTCATCTCCCCAGACGAAACTGCAACCATTAGTTAATAGCATTAATAAAGTTCTTCTCTTCTGTTATTGAAAAAAGCATTTCTGCAAAGTCTGTATGAGCATCTTCGTCTGCGTGACCATTAGGTCTCAGTGTATATTTATCCTTTGAGATATTCCACAATGCGTGATAATGACCTAACCCGATACGATTTTCATGTCTCAGTCTACGCATCTTAGTCGATACTGCAACCTTGTAGTCTTCGTACCCATCACCCTTCAGAGTATGTAGGTAGTTCAGATACATATCACCATGCACAACACCCATTAGTAATTTGATACCCATATAGTCACACAACCATTGTATGTGTTCCATGTAGGTCAACCCCTGCATTATCTGGGTATGCATGGTTAATACATTCTCGGTATATGCCTTTAGAATCTCAGCACGTTCCAGACCACCATCCTCTGCCTTGTTGTCCCATTGGAAACCACCTGACCTCTGAGAAGGAATGATCTGGTTCATGTTACATTCTTGGGGGATAAGGATCTCTTGATCAGACGGTAATGCAAAGTTTTCGCATAGTTCAAACCGACCCCAGTTCGTCCACATGATACACAACAAACCAATATCTTTGTTAGTGTTATGTATGAAGTCTAGGGTCGTTCGAAAGATCTTAGAGTTCGATGAACCATTTGTTGCGAGATTCACATACTTCTTATCAAAGTGATCCTGCGCTAACTTATATGCAAAGGTATGTGGATCTTGCTGATTGTCCTCATATCCTTTTAGTTCATCACCATAGGTAAACGAATCTCCGTTGAAGACCATGATGTTTTCGGTATATGCCATTAAGCATTTTCAATGTCGTGAGTGTGCAATGCAAGTAATGCATAATGCAATACCTTCATAAGATCCTTACGATGATCTGACACATCACCCTTGTTACCATAACGAGAAGAATACTTATCCACATTACCAAGGAAGAAACCCATACCACGACCACGGTCAATGATTACTTCACTAGACTGAATGCCAGAGGTACAGTAATGAGCATCATAAGTGGAGTCGATATAGTCTGCGAACTCTGCGATCAACTGACCTTCGTTGAACTTGTACTTAATATCAAATCTTGGTGTTTCAAGGGTCACTGGTTCAGATGCACTGGAAAAGTTAGTATTCATACCAATTTCAGTGGAAAAGTTAGTATGCGCATAGATCATACCTTTATCAACTGACCCCATCCCTGCCGCTAAGATTGGTGCATCGCAATCTCTTTCTTCATCATAATGTCCCATCTTACTTCTCCTTACTGAATAACGTCTCGTACAACGACTCTAGGTCATCAAACTCAGTACGGACTTCATCCATGTTTGCTTTATGATATATAGCGGCAAGTTTGCGAATATGCTTCTTGTCGATCTCATGGTTCTCGAAGGTCACCTGAACAATATCTTTGATCAAGTCCTTCTCTGCGTCAATGCGTGTCATACTGTCTGACATCTCTTTGATTGCATTTACAACTCGTTTCTGGTCTTCTGGTAATAGTTTGTTAATCAACACTTTCAATTTCCTCAATTAATAAATCGCGTAAGTCTCGTGCCTGTTGGTCACGAGGGTCATGTTTTCCATGTCCGGGAAACTTGTATGCCAGTGTTATGCGGTTATCTCCTGCATAGGCACTATGCCAACAATGATTCTCAGGTTCATTCTCAGGGCCAAAGTAGTAGTGACGTGCTTGCCACCCTGCTACGTCCTGTATAGTTACAATCTTATCATTTGCTTTGTCGTAGTAACGGAAGTAACCATTACCAGTTGACCAAGTAAATAGTACTTGATATGCTGTAGCATCTGCATTAGTATGCCAACCCACGAACCCACCGGGAGGGTAGTAAGATAGTAACGCACTAGTGTGCGCACCTATCTCTGCCGCGAAGTCATACTTGACCTTCTGCATGAACCCCTTCCAGTCTTCTTTGTTGGGATGTTCTCTTACCATCCTAGAGATCGGTTGGGCAAAGTGA